GTGATATGAGTACACAATTTTTAGAAAGATCATTCCATCCGTTTGATCTATTATTTCGAAATTTATTCGATACAAACACACAATTTATTCCGGCTATAGAAGCCAAACAACAATACCCAATTAATATTTTTGAAGACGATACAGGTTTAACTTTTGAGTTAGCTTGCACTGGTATTCCTAAAAGTGCCATTGAAGTTAAATTAGAAGGAGACATGATTGTTTTTAATTATGATAAGGAGAAAACACCAGAATCTCCTAACCGAAACTATATTCATAGAGGAATTGCAAAACGTTCTTTTAATTTAGGATATAAAGTAGGAACTAAGTTCGACCTTAAAAAGGCAAAAGCAAATTTTAATGATGGTTTATTAATTGTGACTATTCCATTTGCTGAAGAAGCTAAGCCAAAAGTTTTGAAAATTAACTAACCAAACGCGCCCTTTAGGTTGGTTTACCCAAAAATTTTTTGTATATTATATTAGTAATTAAAAAAAAGTTATATGACTATTATCAAAGACGATTTATTAGAACCTTATTTTATAGGTAAAGATGCATATTGCTATACTGCATATGAAGTTATTACACCTCAAAAAAAATATTTAGCAAAAGGTAGTAAAGGAAAAAAATATGAGAAACCAATTGGTCATTATTCTGACTTTGGTTCTGCATTAGAAGCTATTATGAAAGCTCAACTTAATGTAAAAAATGGAAAGTATTCTTCAATTCAAGAATATTTAGATAAGTGGAATGAAATTAAAAACAATTTAAATAAAATTAAAGAAAAAATTACAATATGAATTTAGAAGCACTATTTAACGCTGTTATAGTTAAACCAATTGAAGCAGAAGAAACTAAGTATGGTTCAATTGTAGTTCCTGATATGGGAAAAGATAAAAATGAACATGGAGAAGTAATAGCAGTAGGACCTGGTCAACATACAATTTCAGGTACATTTATTGAAACTACTAGTAAAATTGGGGATATAGTAATATTACCAACTCAAGGATTTACAAAATTAGAACATAATGGAGATAATTACTATGTAGGTCCTGAAAATCAAATTTTAGCAAGAGTAAAAAAAGAAGTTAATATTGATAAGGTTTTGGATGAAACAGAACCTTTAGAAGAAGATTACTTAATTAGTGAAGAAGAAATGAATAAATTAGAAAAACAATTAAACAATGAGTAAAATTATAGAATTTGGCCCTGAGGGTAGAGATAAATTAGTTAAAGGAATTGATACATTAGCTGATGCTGTAGTATCAACATTAGGTCCTAATGGAAGAAATGTAGTAATTGAAAGACCTAATCAATCCCCTGTATCTACAAAAGATGGAGTTACAGTAGCAAAACATATATCTGTAAGTGATCCAGTAGAAAATTTAGGAGTAAATTTAGTTAGAGAAGCATCAATTAAAACTGCAGATAAAGCTGGTGATGGAACAACAACATCAACATTATTAGCAAGAGAAATGATTAAAGATGGATTACAACATTTAGCTAATGGAGCAAATGCTGTTCAAATTAAAAGAGGTATTGATAAAGCAGTAAAAGAAGTAGTTAATAATTTAAGAGAAAATTTATCTGAAGATATTTCAGATGAAAATCAATTAGAACAAATTGCAACTATTTCAGCAAATAATGATCCTGAAGTAGGTAAATTAATAGCTACTGCAATGGATAAAGTAGGTGTTGAAGGAGTAGTACATATTGAAGAGTCTAAAACAGGTGACACTTATTTAGAAACTGTTGAAGGAATGCAATTTGATAGAGGTTATTTATCACATTATTTTGTTACTAATAACAGTACAATGACTTGTACTTTAGAAGATCCTTATATTTTAGTACTTAATCAAAAACTTTCTCAAGTTAAAGATTTATTACCTATGTTAGAAGCAGTTTCTAATACTAATAAGTCATTACTAATTATAGCTGAGGATGTTGATAGTGAAGCATTAGCAACACTTATTGTAAATAAAGCTAGAGGTACTATTAAAGTAGCAGCTGTAAAAGCTCCAGATTTTGGTGAAAGAAGAAAGTTAATTCTAGAAGATATAGCATCAGTAACTGGTGGTGTAGTATTTGATAAGGATAAAGGAATGAAACTTGATAAATTTTCTTGGGAGTGGTTTGGTGAAGCTCGTACTGTAACTATTTCAAAAGAAAAAACAACAATCATTGATGGTAAAGGTAAAGAAGAAGATGTTAAACAAAGATTGGAAGAACTTACTACTCAAATTGATAAAGCTCAATCTAATTTTGAAGTAGAAAAACTACAAGAAAGATTAGCTAAAATGGCAGGAGGTGTTTCTATTATTCATGTAGGTGGTTATACTGAAACTGAAATGAATGAAAAGAAAGATAGAGTAGATGATGCCTTACATGCTACTAAAGCAGCGATTGAGGAAGGTATTGTTCCAGGAGGAGGAGCAGCATTATTATATGCTAGAGAAGCTATAAATACTAAATGTAGTAAATGTATAGGTAAAAATATTGTTTATAAAGCTTGTGGTAAGCCATTTGAACAAATATTAGTTAATGCTGGAAAAGATTCAATTGATGCTCAAATGATAGGTAAATATCAGTTAGTTGATTCTGGCAATGATACTTGGGCAGGGTTTAATATTAAAAGAGGAATAATAGTTAATATGAAAGAAGAAGGAATTATTGATCCTACTAAAGTAACAAGAGCAGCATTAGAAAATGCAGCAGCAGTAGCTGGAACTGTATTATTAACTGAATGTATAGTAGTAGACGAACCTAAAGAAGAAAATAAACAACCTCAAATGGACCCTTCAATGATGATGGGAATGTAATATGGCAGAAACTCAAATAACAGAACATAATAAACTTATTGCTACTAGAGTACCACCTGGAGATAGGTGGACTTTAGTAGATGATAAGAAAAAAGTAGTACATGAAACTTTAACTGATGCCTTAGAAGCACATTTTAAATCCACAGGTGTAACTTGTGAATTTAGATTAGCCCCTTTAGATAGTAAATTATATGCTATTATACCTCATGAGGAAGAAATTATTCCAGAAGAACCAAAAGAATTTAGTATATATGGGGAATTTAGACAGGGTAGATAGTTTGGAGTATTTAATAAAAGTTATTATATTTACAATATGAAAAATCATAGTTTATTAGTTGAAAAATATAGACCTACTAATATAGATAATTATGTAGGTAATGAAAGTATTAAAAATACTATTAAAAGTTATATTACCCAAAATGATATTCAAAATTTATTATTTTATGGTCCTGCAGGTACAGGAAAAACTACATTAGCTAAATTAATTGCTAAAAATATTGACTGTGATTTATTGTATATTAATGCTTCTGATGAAAGAGGTATTGAAACTATTAGAGATAAAGTATCGGGATTTGCTAGTACAATGTCTTTTAAAGCATTAAAAATAGTTATATTAGATGAAGCAGATTTTTTAACAATACAAGCACAAGCTTCATTAAGAAATGTAATTGAAACTTTTTCTCGTTCAACTAGATTTATATTAACTTGTAATTATTTAGAAAGAATAATTGACCCCTTACAATCAAGATGTCAAACATTAAAAATAACTCCTCCAGATAAATTAGAAATTATTAACCATTTAATGAAGGTTATTAATAAAGAAAAAATTAAATGTAGTGTAAATGATTTAGAAACTATCACAAATAACAACTACCCTGATGTACGTAAAATGCTTAATACTATACAGATATCTACCGTAGATAACGCATTAAATTTAGATAAATCGGCATTAATAGGAAGTAATTATATGGATAAAGTATTTAAAGAATTAAATAATAAAAAACCTAATTGGAGAACAATTAGACAAATTATTGCTGATTCTAATGTTAAAGATTTTGAAGGATTTTATCGTTATCTTTATGATAAAAGTAGTGAATATGCTCCAGGAAAGGAAGGTATGATAGCATATTATATAAATGAATATTCATACCAATCGAATTTTAGAATAGACAAAGAAGTAAATTGTATGGCTTTAATGTCTAAAATTATTGAAACAATTAAACCAAATATTATTTAAAATTATTAATTATGCAAAATGGAATGCAACAACCAAACATTGATTTAAAAAACACAACTCCTATTGAAACAGAAGGTGGAGGGAGAATATGGCAACAAGGAGCTTTACTACGTAAAGTATCTAAATTTGTAACAGGAACAGATTCTGATGCTGTTATGCCAATCCCAGTATTTTATGATCCTGAAACAGGTAAAATTTTAGAGGACTCACTTCCAAAAGAATTAAGAGAAGAGTATAAGGATGTCCTTGTTAAATCCTAAAAATATATTTGAATGGCTAGAACATTTAACTTATAAAAAATCTAGCTATAACAATTTTGAGGAAAAATCTTGGGAGAATTTTAATGCTTATATGGTTCATAGATTTGTATCTATGTATGAAGGATATATTGATATTGCTAATATAGCACAAAGGTTCCACCCTACAGATAAAAAGGGGATATATAATTTTTATTGTGAAATGTTACCTAAGAAAAAAATGTTTTTAAGGTATATTAAATCAAAAATAAAATTATCTCCTAAAGAAATAAAGCAATATATTTCTAATTATTATGAATGTAGTTTGGATGAGGCAAATGAATATATTACATTACTAGATAAGAGTGATATCAAAATAATTTTTGATAAATTAGGAGTAGAAATTAAAGAACAAAAACAATTACTTAAAAAATTATAAAATGGCACAATATAAAGTAATAACAGCACTTAAAACTCAAGCAGAAGCAGATAAAGCAAAAGCATTAATGGCATTAGAATTATTAACTGAGATGGCAGTAGGAATAGGAGACCATACAGCAAATGATTTTTTAAAAGATGCCACTGAAAGCTTAAAATTATTAGCATCAGCTGAAGAAAGATTAGAAACAATAAAAAAATATTATGGGAAAAATGAGTAAAGAAGAAATCATTATTTTATTTGAAGAAGAATATCCAGAGTTATCTAAAGAATTTCAAAAAATACAAGATGAAATGTATACAATGTTTGCAGCCAAACATATGGATTATGGATTAAATAATATAGCTTTAGGTGGAGATATTTTAAATAATAAAAATGATAAAAAATTTTCACTTACTGGATTATGTATTAGACTGACTGATAAAATTAGTAGACTAAAAAATTTATTAATAAATGGAAAGAATTTTGTTCAAGGTGAAGGTATGGAAGATACTTTTATTGACATAGCTAATTACAGTATTATTGGATTATTAGTAGGACGAAATAAGTGGAAAAAATAATGTTTTGGCTAAAAAAATTCCTCCAATTGTAAAAATTATAAGAAATTATAAACCTGACCCTATTAATTTTGGGTATCAAAAAAATATTTCTTATTCACAACTTTCAATGTTTAGAAGCTGTCCTCATAAATGGGCACTTCAATATAAAGAAGGACATAAAAAACAATCTCCTAGTATTCATACTGTATTTGGAACAGCATTTCATGAAGTAATTCAATATTATTTAGATGTAATGTATGAAAAAAGTGGGGCAGCTGCTGATAGAGAAGATATTGAGGGTATGTTAGAAGAAAAATTAAGAGAAGAATATCTTATACAATATAAAAAAAATAAAAACCAACATTTTAGTTCATCAGAAGAAATAAGAGAATTCTATAATGATGGTACTCAAATATTAAGATTTTTTAAAAAACATAAAAATAAATATTTTAGTAAAAAAGGATGGTTTTTAGTTGGTTGTGAGATACCCATATCAATTACGCCTAATAATGCGTATAAAAACGTTATATACAATGGCTTCTTAGATGTTGTGTTATACCATGAACCTACAGATACATTTCAAATAATCGACATTAAAACAAGTACTAAAGGATGGAATTCATATGCTAAAAAAGATGAAGATAAACACTTTCAATTAATATTATATAAAAAATTCTTTGCAGAACAGTTTGGATTAGCAGAAAAAAGTATTGATATTGAATTCCTAATTGTTAGAAGAAAAATATATGAAGGCGGAGAATATCCTCAAAAAAGAATACAAACATTTTCTCCAGCATCTGGAAAAAATAAAACTAATAAAGCAACTAGGATTTTAAATGAATTTATAAATGAAGCATTTAATTATACAGGATACAAAGAAACATTTCACGTTCCAAGACCGTCGAAATGGAACTGTCACTTCTGTCCTTTTAAAGAAGATACAAAATTATGTAATGTCCCTGGTAAAAATTTATAATCCACATATACGTATAGACAAATATAAACCAATAAATAAAAAAATGGCAGAAAAAAAAGACATGACACTTACAAGTGTAAAAGTAAAAAGTAATTTATTTGAAAATTTTAAAATTGAATGTGTAAGACGTAAATTCTCATTTCAGAAATTATCTGA